GTGCCGGTCATGTTTTGGCCGCTGACGCCGAGCGGAATCTGATAACCGTTCACCAGCACCGTCAGCACGCCTTGAATGGGACCAACACTCAGCAATACTTCCATCCTCGTGAGGTTTCCGTCGTTGCGTGCGAACACGACGAGTGGATAGTACCAGGCCGTCCCGTAGACCATCGGGACATAGTCGTTGTAACGGGCCTGGTTCACCGTCACGGCGGAGCTTGTCCAGTCCTTCCCATAGCCTCGCACCGCGATCACCGGCGGAATGTACTCGATTCCGCCAAACCGCGTGAACATTCCTCGGGCCTGACAATCTGCTGAAGTGTAGCCGCACGAGGTGAAAGGAGCGCCACCATTGAGGTTCCCCTGCCCGTTTGGGAGACCAGCGGAATAGCCGCAGGGATAGTAGGGAGAGTAACTGCCCGCTGTGCCTCCGTCGATGGCTTCCTGCTGTTGAGAGGGCGTTGATGGGAACGTCCATGGGCACCAGCGCTGAATTCGGATGACCGGCAGAAATACGCGCTGCATGCTCATCCGGTTGGTCGCGGTCAGGCGTAACGTCGCTTCTTTGATCTGGTCCGGAGAGTTACAGATTCCTTGGAACACAGCCACGGCGCTCGTCAGTGGCACATTGTTGCGTAAATCATAAAACAGGAAGCTGATCGTTATCTTCGCGCCGCGAAAGCCGGTGCTCTGTTCGATTTCCGACAAGTAAGAGTCTGCGTTGGCCAGCAGCAGCGTGATCGTTGGGCTCCCGTCAACGCCCTGGTCCGAAGCCGTCTGGATATCGAATGTGGTGTGCTGCAGAACTCGGGCAGCGTACTGAGTTGTTCCAACTGTGATGCCGTGCGTGCACCAGTGCTCGCACTCGCCGTTGGGAAGAGCGCAGTCGAATATCATCAGCGGTGTATCGGTAACCGCGAGCCCCTTCAACTCAGAGACTGTTTGCATAGAAAATGTTCACCGTTGCGGAGTGGTGATTCACGTCTGTGGTTGTGAAGGTAAGCGTGTCGTCGCGAAAACGAGCGTTGGCGTAAATTCCACCTCCCGTCGCGGCTTTGTACGCCGATGGAGCCAACTGCGCCTCCACCTGTGGTCCGAATACGCTGAGCGTTGCATCGGCTGCCAGTCCAATACCAAATTCGACTGCGTTCGCTGAGGCGTCACCCGTGCCCGTGATCTGGTAGCGGCTCCACTGCGAGCTGAGTGAGGCTTGCGCTGAGTTGTTCCCCAGCCACAACTGGATCATCGCCGGCTGGTTGCTAAACGCATACACGCTGAAGCAGTACGTGTAGCTGGTCGGCACGTTCAGCGTCTGGGTCAGCATTTGCACGCCCTCGCCGGAGTTCATCAGTTGCCACGCGTTGTTGCCTCCTAGCGGATCTGCCAAGCCCCCGGATAGGGTCAGAAATGGTGCCGCCTGCCAGACCGCGTTGGTGAGGTCTCCGCTCCAGGCAAGCAGGTTCGCCGTCGGGTCCACGAAGGTGAAACCGTTCAGCGAGCCTTCCATGGCCAAAAAGAACTGCTGCAGCGCATTGATCTCTGCGTCGCTGAGATTCGCGTAACGCAATTCCCAGCCGACGCTCGCGCCGGCTGGGTCCTCCAATTTGATGGCACTTCCATCTGCTAGCGCATTGACAACCGTTCGCTGTCTACATTGCTTCAAGATTGGAAACTGGCTGATCACGCCAGTAAACAGCTGCGGATAGGTGCCCACCGTTACCCCCGGTTTTCCCTCACCGTCACCGAGGTCCCACCGCGCATCTCATCAGCCAAAGTCAGGCTCATCGCATCCGCGGCGAAACTGCAATTGGTGTAGGTCTGGTTATCCCATGGATCTGTGAAGGAAAAACTGCCGAAACTTCCCTGGTTCGATTCGAAAAATTGCTCTAACGCCGCCATCTCCGTCTCGTCCAGATCGCTCAGGCGGATCACCCATTGGTGTAACGGTCCCGCGCAGTCCCGGTATCGTTGTTCGCTGCCGTCCACGAACCGCACCACCTGGTTCTGAAACCTTACCGCTTTCGTCGCCGGGTACTGCGCAACGGCGCTCGTCTTTAGGGTTGGAAATGAGGCCATGTCACAAATCGCCGATTACATCGTTAATGGCATTCATGTTCAGCATTGCGCTGCGGACCGCCTGTGCGATATCGCTGCTGCGGTCCAGAATGGACTGCGCATCCATCGCCTGAATGTTCAGCATGACCTGCGGCGCCACCGTCGCGGACTGAGCGGCACCGCTCCCATACGGCGCCGCCAAAGGGCCGCCGGCATCGGACGAACTCGCTGTCGGCTGGGTCGGCACCGCTGTGTCGGCCAGCCGTGGCATTCCCAGTTGGTCGTAGTCCGCCGCCACCAATCCGTCTGGCGTATCCGCGCTTACGAAGTCGATGGAAGAGGGCTTCTGATACTTTTGGAGTTCGGGCGGCGCCGAATTGCCTCCGCCGAACAGTCCGAACAAGCTGCTCAGTAGCGGCACAATCCCAAGTCCACCCTCGAGGAATGTCGTCAGCGCCGATACGACCGTGCTCCCAGTTCCCCCCGTGCTCTGCGCGTTCTCCACCCCGGCTTCTGTGCTGGTACCCACCGGAGTCGCCGCATAACCCGGACCGCTTGCGGTTTCGCTTGTAACGGTGGATTCCGCGCTCGAGACCCTTTCCGACAGTGGGACGTCACTCGAATCAGGCGCCGGATCCATCGCCGGCGGCCCCGAAACATCCGCTCCAACTGCATCCCTGAAGAACCTAAGAAGCTGCTCTTGCGTTGTGCTGCTCATATCTGATTTCCGCCGCAAGCTCCTTTTCCAGAATGGCGAACGCTTCCACTTGGCGCGCCGTGAGTTGCTCCTCGTTCATCAGGCCCAGTCGCCGCCGAACGAAGAATTCTTCCACCGTCGTCTGACTCTCCGCAGTAATCAAGGACTTCGGGCACACTCTCACGCTTACGCCTCGGCGCGCCCACACCGGTGGCCCGCTTCCGTCGTGGACGTCCGGCAGCCAGCCGCACTTGCGCTTAACTTCCAGGCCCGACTTCCGGCATACGTCGCACCTCCACGCGGCCTGGTTCGAGAATTGAAAGTGGAAGGCGACAATCAGTTTTTTCGTTCTGTCTCGTTCAGGCCCACTTCAGCTTTGATGGCCGCCAGCGCCTCTCGAAACAGAACCTCGGGTCCGCTCTCGGCCAACAATGCGGGAGTTGCTGCAGCTCCGTCCACTTCCAGGCCGGAAACCTCTGCGAGGCCCCACATCAGGTATAGCCGGTCGATTTCCGCCTGAACTAGCGCCGACTCCATCTTTTCGCCTGGCCCCTGGCCAGCCTCCAGAAATTCCATGCGCCGCGCCAACTCGCGAACTTGCCGCATCAGCTCCACTCGCCGCGCAAAGGACATTCGCGCAATGCGAAACCAGACCCCCGGCGCTACCTTCGATTCCACGTCCTTCAAGCTCTGGTAAGTCATATCTATCCAAAAGCGACCGCGATTTCGTTGTCCACCGTACCCTGCGCCCGGGACGGCTTGAACACCCATTGCAGCCTGTTCGTTGCGTCGTCGAATTGTGGGACTTCCGGGATCACGCGCGGCAGGTATACACCCATCACCTGACCTTGCGTTTGGCCGAGTTGGAACATGACGCTGATTGGCGTCCGCTGCCGCGCCGCCTGGTACAACGCCGCAGTGCCGCTGTCGGTCTGGCTGTAGAGTCCGATCGACGCCTGTACGCTTCTCCGTCCCGGTGAAATCGCCTGTGGTACGCTAAAGCCAAATTCCCGCGATCGGGTGTCTAAACCGTTTTTCAGTATGACCGACGCCTCCGTCAGCGTAAAGAACTGCGCTGGTTCCGTTCCTAACCAAGCTTCGCCTAGGTTGCCGGGCACGATCGAATAGTCGAATGCGCCAATCGCCGGCTCAACGGGGAAGGTGGTTAGATTGCCCGCTCCAGCGGCGAAACTCGCGCTGTCTAGCACATCCTGCGCCACGCCGTTGAAATGGAACTCATGAAAATCGCCATTGATTTGGATTTCCATCTGATCCACTGCGACACCGCCCAGGATCCTTTGCACAGCGCCCGCCGGATCCCAGTAGTCAAATACGCTGGCGCTTGGTAACACCGTCGCCGGCTGGTAGGTCACGGCTGCTCCGATTGTGGTTCCGCTGGTAGGAAACGCCGTAAATGGTGCGTTGATCTGTACCGTGTTGGCGTCCACAACCGCCGTCACAAAGCGTATCTCCCCCCCGCTTGAGATCGCTTGGTTCACGTTCAAGCCGTGAGGCGACGCGAAACCTAACGTCGTATTAGAGTACGATGCCAGCACACCACCGTTGAACAACTGTGGCGCTGCGCCCAGTGCCGCCTGAAACAACGGCCCGTACGCCGGACCTCCCGCTGCGGACTGCCAGCTCGTCATGTAAGTTTGCAATGCGAAACTGGTGCGGCGCCGTCCGCCCGCCGGCAACCCGGCGAATGTCCGGCTTCCTGTTTTATCCTTGCGGTTCGTGACCTCGAGCTGCTGTTGCACACTCAGCTTCAGTGCTGGAATCCGGTTGCTTGCGGTGATCGCCGCCACGCTGCCATATGCGCCTTCTAGCGCCGCGTAGAGACGGTTTGCGTTTGAGGAAATGTAGGACGCCATCTTAGTTAATGCTCACTCCAATCTCGAATGTCACCTTGGCTGTCTGCACGAAGTTTATTCCCCCGCTCTTGACGGCCCCGAACACGACCTGATACCCGCCCGCATAGTACATTCCGCCACCCCAGTCTCCACGGCTGGCGTCAAGCGTCTGCATCACCGCGCTCATGTACAGTTCAACTGTTTGTTGCAACCCGTCCAACCGGTCCTGCGAGTGCCGCACCTCAATTGCCATCTGGGCAATTCCCGAGAAGGTCCGGAACTTCTCCACCAGTTGGTTCACGACCTTCTCGCAATATACATTCACTGCCGGGTATTGCACGGCTGTCGCCCGCTCTACCAGTTCGATCGCCACGTTCTCGGCTAGGATCTGCGCCGTCCCCAGTGGCGCCACGGTCGTTTCGCCACTCAGCGCCAGTGCCTCCAGCTGCAGATTCGCGCCGCTCGGCCCGGTCAGCACCTGGACCGTCTTGGCCGTTGCCGTGTTTCCTATTGTTATCGGCATCAGCCCCTCTGTAATATCCGTGGCAGTACCTGCACGTAGTTTGGTTTCTGTCCACAGCCCGGCTTGCGCCCCGTTGCGCTGATCCACACTGGTTGCACCCAGCCCGCTCCCGCCTCTAGTGGCGTCCCATTTTGCAGCGTCATGCTGTTCGGGTCCAACCCAACGTACACGTTCCACCCGGTAGCATTCGCCGGAGGCGGCCCGATTTGGGCCGAGAAGGAGCTGGACGACGTCGCAATCGCAGACGGAGCCGCGCTCTCCCCTTCTTCGTTTACTCGGTTTACCCAGGATGCGGTCACATAGTAGATGTTGTCCGGCAGACTTCCAGGCGCCGTTCCCAGCACCGGACTCGCCGCTCTCGGCACTGGTATCGACGCGATACCAGCGCCAGCCTCGACCAGCCGCTCTCGATACGACGCGGCCATTTCTTGGAATTGATCGCGCTTACCCATGTACCGATCGTTCAGTTGGCTGTTATACGCGTCGCTGTACACTAGTTCCAGCGTTCGGTAGGCGAACCACTGCCTAAGTGCGGTCGTCACGACGACATTTCCCACGTGCGGCTTCACCACTGCCCATATCAAGTGATCCGCCTGGCTGGTTCTCTTCAGTAAGGCCGCAAGGTCAAGTCCGACTTCTTTGTGGGCCAGTTCCAACTTGCGTGCTACGTCGATTTTCTCCGCGCTGGCCACAGTTAGTAACTGTGAATCCAGCCCTGCTAACTCTTCGATGCTCGCAGGCGGTCCGTCCGTGAATAGTGCCATACCGTTATGCCTGATTCTTCGCCCGTTTCGCCGCTTCCTGCATTCTGTTCCATTCCGTAACCGGTAGGAACGTCATCTGCACCTTGGCCGCCGCTCTGGCTTCGTCCGCCGACTGCTTTGCTTTCGCCCTCGCTTCGCGAAAAGCCACCGCATCTTCTTCCTTCGCCAGACGCGCTAATCCTTCCACAATCAGCTTCGCGGCCAAAGATGGTGTGACTTCGGTTAGTCTGCCTGCCATCCCACCATCCGGTGTCTCACAGCTCTCTATCACCGGAAATGGGTCGGCTATCTTCGCTTGCGTGTCGCGTATCTTCTGGTAATACAGTCTCAGATCCATCCCGCTCCCCCCGTCTTGTTGGCGGGCCGGCCGTCCTATCGTCCGGCCGGCCCGCTTTGCGGCGCCACCTCGCTAGGTGTTTACCTGCACGCCGCAGGTGTTGCGCAACACGCCGCATCCGTACAGCACGTCCACCGTGAACTGTTGTGCCAGCGTGTTCGGCTGGTAGCTCATCACCACTCGCATGCCGAAGTTTCCCAGTTCGGCGTACTCCGCAATCGCTCCAGTTCCCGGAAGGGGTTGCGGCAGACGGCGAACAACCAGGCCGATCGCGTCACGCGTGAACGCAAGGTTGTGCGTGTTCACCGGGCTGCTCCCCGTTTTCGGCACGAACTGCGACCGGAATACGTAGAAGTCCTTGTACTTTCCGATCGTCCCGTCAATCAATGCCCTCAGGCCGGCCGCACCCGCCGTCTGGAACTCTTCAAACAGTGGAATCTGCCGCCATGCCGAATAGGCCGCCGAGTCCACCACGATGTACTTCTGCTCACTAGGCGGCACCTTGGCCAGGAACAAGGTTGTTTCCGCCGCGTCCACGGTGGCTTCCGTCAACGGAGAGCCCGGCGTTCCCACTGGCGTGTTCGTCGTGAAACCGGCGTACAGGTTCAGCAGACTCGTTTCGATACTCTCCGCGATCGCTGCCACCGCCGGCTGCATGTAAATCTTCAGCAGATCCGGCACCGCCAGCACCTTGGTTACGTCCGGGATCTGAAATGTTGCTTCCGCGTGTGTGTTCAGCACGATCTGCA